ACGCAGAAGAAGATTCCATGCGTTCTGACCCATACACGCCCTTTGATGTTAAATATTTTGCAAAGACACTAATGCCGTATGCAACTATCAATAAGACGACAAGTGCGCCAATACCATAATCCGACCATAGCTTTTTTAAGGTGCTGCTCATTATATAAAATTAGGCTATAAAATATTTTTTTGAATACAGTTTAATTGTTTTTTATTATTCCACTAAACATTTGGATATCTTTAAATTAAAGCTATCCTTCTTTTTCTTTTTCTAAATCATTTTCAGAAATTTCAGATAAATCGTCAAAATCCAAATCGCTATTCTCACTATCATCTAAATCTTCCAACATATAAGTTTTCTTAATATTCTTGGCTTCTAAAAAAGCAATGACTGCCTGTTTTTTTGCCTCTTTTGCTTTATTTCTTGCCGCTTTATAAATTTCGTAATAAACTTGGTTGGGTTTTTTAAGTGTAATTGTTTCTAAATCAGAAACAGTGGTTGTCAGATTTACTTCAGTTAAATCATTTGATGTATCCACCAACTCTTCAACATCACTTAATGTTTCTATTGCGGAGTCTATGTTAATTTCATTTCGTTTTTCCCCCTCTTTGTCTGCATTATTACTAAAGACATTCATTTCGTTTAATTTTTCAATTAAATCTTTGTTATTTTCATTTTTAACGTCGGATGCTGCTAACTCAACAGTATCTAGATTCTCTAAATTAATTTCAATGCTCTCATTATTGCATTTTTCTAAAGTTGCTAAATTTTTATCATGAGTTGTTTCTTGAATAATTTTGGTTTGCACTTTATTTGTAGCACTTTTAATGATGCAACTGTCAAATATTTTTTCAGAATGTAACACCATAGACTGTTTCAGTTCAAGATCTATTTGAAAATTCCTGCTTGTAAACTTTATACCTTGAACTTCAATGATAGATATAATACTATTTTCTGGCGTAACATCTTCTATTGAGACAGGAGTTTCATTTTCATTAAATATTTTAACAAGGGGCGAGTTTGTACTATAATTCATCTTAACATTTACTCTTACCAGATAGTATTTTCCTGATTTATAAATGCGCATTGGAGATGCAAACGCTGATTCAATATCGTTTAATTCCAATTTATTTTCAAACCAAGAGTCTGCCTTTTTATAAATGAGCTCTTGGCATTTTGTTTCAAGACTTTCTAACCAATGTATTAATTGTTCATCGTTATTATCAAACATTAAATCGCAGTAAATTTTTTTTCCATTTTTAACAAACCCTTGACGCGTTAATGATTTAGGAGTTTCAATGTATAATGGTTTGTTGTGCATTTGTATTTTTGTAAAATATGCGCCTCCTTGAATTCCAGTGGGATGTGCTAAAGATAATTGGGAAAAATCAAAACTATCATTCGGTGAAAATATGTTGTCCATTATTTTTTCTTAAGAAAATTTAAACTACATTAACACGCAAAACTTTTATAAATAATATATTTAGTATATTTATTAGTTAACAATGAAAGATTCACTTATCAAGCAATGTTTAGATATACTTAAAATGGACGATGTTAAAGGAGAATTAAAAACATTTTGCAGTCCATTAATTGAATTTGTGTTTAAAGTTGTTAATCCTTATATTTATCTAATGCTTTTTTTAGTTTCAGTAATTTTTATTATGATTTTAGCAATATTAATTTTACTAATTTTGGTTTTGCGTAATAAAAGTTTAATAACTAAAACTTTTTAATATTTTCTCATTTATTATTATAATGAGCACAAGTTTAGCGACGGATCCTTTAAAAACAACTTCCAGTCAAATGGGAGGAAGAAGAAGCAGAAGAATGGCGAAAGGATCAATGAGAGCTTCTAGATCCGCATCTCGCTCCATGGCTTTAGCCGGAGGCAGGAGACGCAAAAGACGCGGTGGATACACAGATGCCTCTTCATATGGAGAATATGTAAATGGTTCTGTAAATTCTCAATTAATGAGAGCAAATGAGCCATCTAATCCTGGTTTTGCTATCGTGGGGGCGCAAGGTCAACAATCTGTTAGACCAGTGCAAATGCAACAAGGAGGCAAGAGACGCAGTAAACGCGGCGGATACTGGAGCCAAGTTCTCAGCACAGCTTTAGTGCCTTTTGGATTATGGGCCGCCCAAAATCGTTTCTCCAAGCGAAGAGGCGTTAAACACGGAGGCAAGACTCGCAAACACCGCAAATAAACTTCTGTAATTTTCCTTTAAAAAATAATAATTCTTTAACATGATAATTATTATTTTCTCCCTTAAAACTACTTCATAGATGCATTTCTTAGTTATTCTTAATTTTTTCCAACAACAACTTAATACTATTTGCATATTTATTCTTTACAAATTCATTATTACTTGAATTGTACTTTGAGTGTATATTCTCTTCTATTGTTCTATACAAACTATTGTCATCTCTCGGCAAATTTATTTTACGTTTAATGTAAGACTCCTCTGATTGATACACGTAATGAGCTACAAACGCGGCACATTTATTATATTCAATTGGCCATTCATTGAACGATTGCGAATTTCCCATGGGTTTCATGTTTAATGAAACCATTCTACCAGAGTTTACAATAATAAAATAATGAGGTGTAATTGCATCTATTACTTGAGACGGTCTAACAAATGTTTTAACATGTTTATCAATGAGAGCATCAGATTTTGTATAATTCTCAATAATTAAACCATTTTTTGGCTCTTTTCTATGATTATTTGTGCCAAACATTAACCAGTTAATTGCGAGTGAATCTGCCATTAAGTAATACTTCAACATCTGTTTCACGTGTTGAAAAGCATTCAAAACCAAAAATTCATCGGCGTCTAAATATAACATCCAATCGGCCCCAGCGGATGTTGCAATTTTAGAGGCCCTCAACATTAATGGTATTTTTATTGCACCTTCCATTTCACATCTTTCAACTATAACACCTTTCTTAAATTTTTTTACCTCATGAGATATAGGTTTTATAGATTTGTGGTCAAAAATATAAATTAAATCAAATCCTAAAAGTATATGATGTGCAACCCATTCTTTTATGTTTTTCTCATCTCTTGCATTTGTAAACAATATAACTTTACCAACTAGTTTTCTTCTTGGGTCATTTAAGGGAATTGGTTGTATTGGTTGTACTAGTTGAGTTTTGTTGTTTCTTAGTGAAACAATATTATTATTAATATTATACATTTTTATAACATGCTATAAAATATTATTGATTTTTACTAATTTTGATTAATTTTTATATGTTGAATATATATTATTGCAATATGAGCTTTGAACAGAATATACAACAATGGGTTTCAATTGACAATCAAATTAAACTTTTGAACGATAAGATTTACGAGTTGCGAGAGAAGAAAAGCCAATTGGGAGAAAATATAACAAATTACGTTGAACAAAATAATTTGAGAAATTCAACTGTTCAAATTAGCGATGGAAAATTGCGATTTGTTAATACAAAAGTTACGTCGCCGCTAACTTTTAAATACGTTGAAAAATCTTTAGGAGAAATCATAAAAAATCATACGCAAGTAAAGAAGATAGTTGAATATTTAAAAGAAAAGCGAGATAGCAAGGTTGTGCCTGAAATAAAGCGGATTTCTAACAATTAATTTATATAAGAATAATGTATATGGCCGAAGAACATATCATCCAAGATCATGAATTAGTTTTTAATATGTCAGGCGGAAAAATACAGAGCGCGGGTTTTACAGTTGAATCAATTTTATTACAAAAAGGAGAACCTGCTCTACACACTAGAAATTTTGGATCACAAATTGGAGGTGGACGTGTTGCCGATTTGTTTAAGGATTTAGCGGTTCCTGCAGGTCTTGTTTCTTTTACTAGAAAACAGTTTGGTGGCAATATTCAGCAATCCAAAATTCAAAATGATGACGCGGTTATAAGCGATGACATTCATGAAAAGTTATTGAAAATGGTTGAAGTTGAAGGCGGTGCCAAAAAACCGAGAAAAACAAGACGCGCCATTGTGAAATCAACCGGCAAAACAAAAAAACAAAAAATTACTGCATAAATTTATTTATTATTTTTTAAATAAAAAAATTGATTACTTTTTGTAAAAAATAATCAATTAAAAACCAAACATGCCGATCTATTTTGGATTTCCTGTTACATGCCAAGAGGCGTTTCGCTTATTCAGTTTAGATTTTGAACAAGCAAAATGTGACATAATGCAAAAACATAAGTTGACTAAAAATATGTACATGGACTGCCATTTTCTAGAATATATGAATAACTTCTTCCAAGGAAAAAACGTAGAAATGAGACTATTTTATACGGATAAGGGACAATGTATTATTGGGTACAAAATAGAAAACGCGTCTGTTTTTACAAGAAAATTCTTAAAAGTTGGCGAGTTTACAGATATGCTTGAGAAGTTGACAACTTGTTTTTGGTGTGAAATCAAGATTCTAAATTGTCAGGAAAATTTCAATGAGATTACGCTGGAACATATGGAAGATGAACCTGAAATTGTTGAAGGCGCCGAACCCTATATTATTGAGTTTCACAATTAATCGGCGTTTGAAATGTAAAAAGGTGTAAAATAAATTAAAATCGGCTCCAGTTGCTGTAGTTAAATGGAGAAACCAAAATGTCATTTAATTTCGTTTTCCAGTAGTCTACGCGCTTTTCAAATAAAATGTCTTTTTCAGTCTTAGGATAAGGTGTTGTATTTTGCATCATTTCCTCTTCCTCGGTTGTAATCTTTGGTTTGTATCCAAAGCAATTTACGCCGTATTGAATATGTGGATTTGCCATGTAACCACCGTTTACACCAGGTCTTCCACAGTCATGCTCATGACCTGGAATTTTTTGTAAGTTATCAAACGTTGTTTTCTGCGTGGGAAATAGCGCCATTTGACCATCAGACCATCCGTAGTTGCACCATTCACCTCCTTTGTTATACGCGTCCTCCACTTCGTTGTACGTTGCTAAACGCGAATCATATGCTTGGCACAAAGTTTTTGCATCTTCATATCCGTAATAGTTGCCAGGAATGTTAAAAACTTGCGGTCTATTTAAAAGTTCTGATGAATTTTGAGTTGATCCGTCCGCTCCTTTACCTCCACCTTCGCCTGCACCTGTATTTTGGTTCACGGTAATATCCAATTCAGGATTTGTGGGGTTAAATAAATTTTTTATAGATGCCATTATATCAATGCTAAAAAAATATTTCAATGAATTAAATAATAACAATATTACAAATACTCCTGCAATAACCGCAATAATTGTTCCGGACGTTTTATCCAGTCCTGACGAACTACTTGTTCCTACAGTTGAAAATGAACTAGTTGCTTTTGAAGAATCGCCTAAAGAAACAAAAACAATTATGTATATTAAGACAACTACAACTAATATTATTACAGCAGTTGGATTCATTAGTAAATTGTTAATATAACCATACATACTTTCTGGTTCTATTGTTGAACTTGTGCTGGCCTCCATATATATATTATTGAATTGTTTTTTTTCTGTAAAATAAGCAATATGCTTTTGGCGTTATTAATTCTTTTAAATTTTCAATTTCTGTAACATTTGTGTCATTAAAATGATACCATCTTCCATTTGCATTTTTAATATAAGCGGTATAATGACCACCATAAGCATTTCCACTGTGGTTGCAGATTCCATATAAATCGTAAATATACGTTTCTTTTTTATAACCAACAATGTAACTAGATACATCAAAATCTTCCAAAGGAAAAGTTACTAAAATTTGATTTTTTTGATTTCTATGATTAAAACGTTTAATGTCTATAACCATAATTGACGGCATACTCCAATATACAATTTTCTTTTGTACATTTTGCTTTTGATTTGTTTTTTCATTAAACCATGCATTCTCTCCATCTAATATTTCTCCATTAACATACAAATCAAAGCAATCCTTTAAACTAGGATTCTTATTATCGCTCGGCAAAGATAAATTAATCATAAAATATGGCTCAGGCGAAATGCTTAAAACTTCTCCAGTTTCTAAGGAAATAATTTGCGACACGTGAATTCCATAAAATAAATTCCACATTTCGGAATATTCTTTTGCAAACATTTTTTTTGTCATTTCAAAGCACTGAACCGCCATCTTATCTCTTTCATTTTCCGCATTACCATTTATACTCATATTAACTTCGCGAGCCAAACTAATATGAAAACAATCTATTAAAAAAAGCAAAAATTCAGGCAGATCATTTTGAGCAAATCCAGTAAACAAATCCATCTTTTTTATGTGTGCAATTTTTTGAACAGTTTTTATAAATTTTCCTGGAGATATAATGCAATTTTCACTCCACATTAATGTTCGCAAATTGTCCCATTCAATTAATAATACAGATTCGTGTTTATTTTTTAGTTTTTTTTTATATGCTCCGTTATTTAAAAAATTATTTAATTCATAAGTGTGCGATAAAACTTGAATGCAAGAATTTACAAAACAAGTATTCCCCAAATTAGCTAATCCAGTTAAACCATTGTTTTTGTAATTATCAAAACTCATAACTTGTTTCTTATTATTATTCGTAATTTATATTTAAACATATTTAATATAATATTATATTATGTCTCAAAATAGAAATGCTCAAACTTTTGAATTGTCATACGATCAACGTTTGCTTTTAGATTTATATATAGATTTTTATAACCATACAACTCGTCAGATGGATTCTTTGCAAGAATTGCGAAATGAAATTATAGGAAACATTAATCAAATTATTGGTTTGAATCAACCTCGCAATAATTCAAATCTTAATTCAACACAAAATTCAAATATTCCTAGACCCAATGTTAGACAAAGTAATCAGAATAATAGACAAACACACGAACAAAGGAGACGCCGAAATCAATTTGAATCCGCAAATAGAAGATATATGTATTATGGAAATATTCCATATTTATTTCCGGTTGATACTAATACATCTGCAGGGGGGGGGAGCTTGCGCGGATATCCTGTAAATGCGAGAGAAAATGAACATGATACTACTTTTTTTAACACTCTTTTAAGAACTTTTTATGACAGCATTCACGTTTCTCCAACTAGACAACAGATTGAGGCTGCTACAAGAATTGTAACTTTTTCAGAAATTGAAAATCCGCTCAATATTTCATGTCCTGTAACATTGGATAGATTTGAAAATAATAGTAGCGTGACTCAAATAATACCTTGTGGTCACATTTTTTCACCAAGTGGAATTGATTCTTGGCTTCAAACAAATGTTAGATGTCCTGTTTGTAGACGCGATATAAGAGAATATAACCCAACTGCGCAAACTTCAAACAATTATTCCGAACAAAACAATGAAGAAACAACGCGCATTAATGAAGAAACAAAGGAAGAAGATGCATTAGAAGAAACTAAAAACGATTCTGAAGAACAACCCCAAGAGAGAAATAGTATTCCAAACAATTATCATGGCGCGTTGCGAGCTAATGCAAATAATGTTCATAATGTTTTAGCTAATTTGACTGATAATATTTTAGGACATCTATTAAATCCAAGTTCTGGCAATTCTCCTATTATAAGAAATTTTGTTTATGATAATTCATTTAATTCATTTACTTATGACGCATCTAATAATAGTTTTACATTTGAGGGAAGTTTTAGATAAAATAATTAATGTGAACAAAGTAACTTAAAATAATAAACTTATACTTTATAAATGGCGACAAAATTATCAAAAAGAATTGCTAGTTTAAACATTCCTGAAACAACAGGCGTGCAGATTTATTCTGGCCCTGTTAACGCGGTTTATTTAAAAATTAATAATGAATTTACCGAAAAAAATTACACAATACCGGATGGGGTAACGGTTATATCTGATGGCGCGTTTTATAAATGTGGTTGCATTGAAGAAATTATCATACCAGCCAGCGTTACAAGAATTGGCGATCACGCATTTGCAGATTGTCACAATTTAACAACAGTGACTATACTTAGTGCAAATAATCACGCTTATTCTCTTACTATGGGGGATGATTCATTTAACAGTTGCTTTAATTTAACAAAAATAAATATTCCAGAGGGCACTAAAGAGATTGGCGCGCATTCTTTTAACGAATGTTATTTATTAGAAAGCATTGATCTTCCAAAATCATTAACTAAAGTTCGTGAATATCTTTTTTATAGATGCAAAAATTTAACCACTGTTAAGTTGAATGAAGGCCTTAAACAAATTCACGATTTTGCGTTTTATATGTGTTTGAAATTAAATAATGTTACACTTCCAATATCGTTGCAATTTATTGGACGGAATGCATTTAATTTATGCGTAAGACTTGAGAGCATTAACATTGAAAAAAATTTACTTTTTATTGGGGACAACGTGTTTAGTTTATGTTATGATTTGCAATCATTTAAAGTAGATTCTGCCAATCCAGTCTTTGAAACTGTTGACGGATACGCTCTAGTAAATAAACACACAAATAGTTTTATTCAGTATCCCATAAAGAGTGAGTATCTTAACAACAACAAAAACGAATATGTTATGCCAGAAAACATAAAGGTCATTTGTTCTAATGCATTTAGAAGTTGCAAAACGTTAAACACAATAGACATCAAAAACGTTTCTGAAATCCAAGATTGTGCTTTTTCATATTGCAAAAACCTTGTCAATATCTATAACAATACCGAAAATTTTGAATCTGTTATAAAAGGAAATAATATTTTTTTTAAAACTAAATTTGCCAAAACCTTAGTGCAAAAATAAAATGAAATTTAAACCCTTGAAGAAGTAAAATGGTACATTTTAAATCTTTTCTGGTATAAAGCTATTTCATTAAAAAATTGACAAAGTTTATTTAAAAAAATTTGTTCAACAAATGAAACGTAAAAGAATGAGTGAATCAACAAATTCGGTTAATTTTATTAATAAGGCGCGTCCATATTTTGAATTTATTAATGGAGTTGCAGGATTATATTTGTTATGGGTGGTTATACACTTTATTGCAGCGCAATTATATGTATATTATTGCGTTCCTTTAACCTTTTTAGGATTTATTATGTCGCCTTTAATGGTTTCGTCACCACACTGTTATGCATTTAGATGGTGCATTTCTAATGGTGCAAATAATATAAATGCTATGTGGGTTGTTTTTGGAACATGGCTTGCGTCCAAGTTTGCGCTGCTTGTTACCAATGGGGCGGCTTAAGCGGACTAATAAAATATTTATAAAATTGTATTAAAGGTTGCGTTGGAGTATAATGTATACCATGACAACGACTGCCAGCAGACACAGACTTCCTTGGTCAATGAGCGAAACAAACCGCCTATATAGTGAATATGAAATAAAGCAACTACCAATTTCAAATATCGCACGCCTTCACGCGCGAACTGAATACGCCATCTTACATAAGTTGGCTCAAGAATTTTTAATTAATGCTTCTTGGAACGACGTGAAGGGATGGAAGGCGCCCAAGGAAATGACCAAGAGCAAGGCCGTATATGATGAGGATTATGAGAGTGAGTATGAGGAGGAGGATAACGACAGTGACAGCGATTATGAGGAGTATGAGAAGGAGTCTGTTGTTTCGCTAGAGGATTGCGATGACCCCAATGACAGCGATTATGTAGATGAGGAAGACGAGGACGATTGTGATAGCAATGATTACAAAGATGAGGAAGAAGAATTTGATGCTTACAGTATCCCCCAAAAGGTTTCTTCGTTTAAGAAGCTTATTGACGCAGCCAGATTTTTTATTTACGCTGCATAAGAATATTTGATATAAATATAAATATAAATATAATAATAAATATAATATTTATTATATGAAAGACGTTCCTAGATTTATTTGGAGTTATTGGAACAATAAAGAACTCCCAGAATTAATAAATCTATGTTTGATTTCTTGGAAAACTAATTTACCTGATTATACAATAAAATTATTAAATTCTGAAAATATTTTTGAATATATTACAGTGTCAGGTGATAATAAAATTAAACTATCAAAATTAAATTTAGCAAAACAATCAGATTACTTTAGACTTTGTCTTTTGAATAAATATGGAGGATTTTGGGTTGATGCTTCTACTTTTATAAACAAAGATTTAAATTTTGTTCATGATTCATTTAAAAATGATTCAGAATTAGATGTATTTTTTTCAATAAAAAACATAAATTATAACAAGTATGAATTTTATATATGGGAAACCTTTTTTATAGCTTCTAAAAAAAAAACAAACTTCATAAAGCTTTTGAAAGAAAAGTTTGAAGATGTATATTTTTACAATGGAATTTATGTAAAACCAAATGTGATTAATAAAATTAAAACTGGATTAACAGCAAATTATCACGCAGTTTATTGGTTTTATGACGAACTTGCTAGAAATAATGATTATTTTAGAAATCAATGTCATAAACAATGGTTTTTTAGCGACATTATTATTGATTATAATAGGTATACATCTTATAATATTATGAATAATCATATAAATTATTATAAATATAGTATAAATTCTGATGATATTCAAAAATATCCATTATACAAAATTGTTAGTGTTGCTAGAGATTATAAACCGAGTTATTTAGATAAATTAATTTATAAATCATCTGAATTATATTTGTCATTTATGACAAATAAATTTAATAAATAAAAATTGAACTTCAAATATATCATTTTATCATTAAACAACAGTATAATGAACTTGTCGGAAGAACAACAAATCGCATTTGATAAATACATTCAACGTGAGAATATATTTATTACTGGGCCAGGTGGAACTGGTAAATCAACCCTTATAAAACAACTTTATTTGGATGCAAAACGCAAAAATTTAAATATTCAAATCTGCGCGCTTACTGGCTGTGCGGCCGTTTTGATTGGATGCAAAGCAAAAACCATACATTCATGGGCTGGAATTGGTCTAGGAAATGGAACAATTGGTATGCACGTTAAAAGAGTTGCGCTTAATAAATATAAAGCAAAATCATGGAAAAGCGTTGATATACTAGTTATAGATGAAGTTAGCATGATGTCTCAAAAAATATTTGAGATGTTGGATGTTATTGGAAAAGCAACGCGCCAGAATGGAAGACCTTTTGGAGGAATACAAGTAATCTTTTTGGGAGACTTTTATCAGCTTCCTCCTGTTGGAAATAAAGAAGAGCCTGAAACAATGCGGTATTGTTTTGAAAGTCCACTCTGGAAAGAAACGTTTGAAAAGGAAAATATTGTAAAGCTTGCAAAAATATTCAGACAAACCGACGAAGTGTATACAAAGATATTAAATCAGATTCGCGAAGGAAGATTAAAAAAGAGCAGCAATGAACTGTTGATGAGCCTTGTTGGAAGGCAAATTGAAGAAGGGTCGCTAATTCAACCCACAAAGTTGTTTCCTATTAGAAGCAGAGTTGACGCAATTAATGAAAGGAAAATGGCTGAATTAGATGTTCCTGAATACGAGTTTAAGTTGAAGTATTTAAAAACTATTCCAGCAGTTGGAAAGGATAATATTCCTTTGCCAAAAATGACGCCAGAACAAATAGATGTGGAATTACTGAATATTCACAATAGCATTCTTTGCAATGATGTTGTAAAATTAAAGGTGGGCGCTCAAGTGATGTGCGTAGTAAATATAGAAATGCCCACTGGTGGAATGATTTGTAATGGCAGCCAAGGGATTGTTACCAAATTTACAGAACAAGGATTGCCAGTTGTTAAATATAGAAATGGACACGAAATGACAATGAATTATCATGTGTGGGAAAGTGAAAATATTCCAGGAATTGGAATTTCTCAGATTCCTCTTATATTAGCGTGGGCTATTACTATTCACAAATCACAAGGTGCAACAATGGATGCAGCAGAAATAGATGTTGGCAGTGGAGTATTTGAGTGCGGACAAACATATGTTGCTTTGTCACGAGTTAAAAATTTAGATGGATTATACTTGACGTCTTTTGATGCGTCTAAGATTCTTATTAATAAAAAAGTCAGAGAATTTTACGATAGTTTGGTTGAGAAAGTTCAAACCAGTTCTGCGTAACACAAAACCTTTCCGCTGCTAAATGTAACAAAATAAATTTTTCCCTTTTTGCTTTTGTAAAATGCGTAACAAGTGTAGCCGGAAAATCCAACTCCGCAAAGGGTGCAAGGTTTGCTTTCCTTAAATTCTTTCAACTTTTTTGATGCGTACATTTGATCAGGAGGAGACATTGGCTCTATCATGTCTACTGGTTTGTTAGACAAAATAAACTTTTCAATCCTTTCAGGATTATTAAAATCGCCTGAGTCCGACATTTTGTGTAATTGAGGATGTTTCTATTTACAAGGATAAAAGCAATTCAATTTTTTTAATAAAAAAAAAATAGTTGCATAATATATAATGTCATCAACATCTTCTAAGTGGTATCATTTAACAACAGCTGAAAAAAAAGCACCAACAACGTCTGGTTATTCCAGAAGAAGAAAATCTAGACAATCTAGAAGGTCTTCTGCGAAAACACAGTCAAAACGAAGTCATCGTTCAAGCGCCAATTTTAGAACAGTTTCATCATCTGAAGCCAGAAGACGTTTTCCAGTAAATTCATCGGAAGCCAGAAGACGCATACATTCAGGAACAAGAAAAACTGCAGCTGCTTTATTTGAATTTTTTGGAAATCCCAAAGCTTAAACAAAAAATAATATAACTTTTAATGAAAATTTATATTATTTTATAATCATTTTTAAATTGCATTAATTTCTCTAGATTCAATTTTCAAATTGTTCCCTACTTGTGGAAAACCTGATATTCTTAAAGATTTGTCGTTAACCTTCTCAACAATTGCCACAAATTTCTCTTTAATTCCTGTTACTCTATCTGTAGAAAATTCTACCATTTTGTTAAGAAACAAATGTTTATTTTCAAGGGTTACTCTTGTCATGACTAAATAGTTATTTGTTATTTTGCGAAATAACAAGTTTCAATTTTTTTTATTCCTTGATAAACACATAAGTCACTTCTTCGGTCTTCTTGGGACCAGTTGTTTCAGTTGTTTCTGAAGATCCAGATGCACCAGGTCGCTTGCTATTTGACATGGTGAATTTAACATCCATCATCTTCCAACCATTCTCTTCATGAATTCTTGTAACATCAGCCAACAAATCATACTTTTTATCCGTCTTGAAATTCTTCACACTCCAGCAGCTGTAAGTGACGCGATTCAAAACATTTTTGATTACCGGCTCCAAGAATTTTTCAATCCATGTATTATAATTGGGATAATTATTTGTTGATTGAGTATCCTCGCCTGAATATAGTTCCAAGTTGTAATATGGAGGACTGGTGAGCGCAACATCAAATTTCATACTCTGAGGAAGCTCATTCAAGAATTTTTCGGCCGGCTCATTGACAAGCATGATATTATCAATCTCCAAGTCGTTGCACATTGTGCACAAGTGCTTAAAAGTCTTTTCACAAGGTTCAATTCCAGTATAAGAAACGTACTGGCTAATGCTCTTTGTTCCTAACATTCTTCCGCCCCAACCAGCGCACACATCTAGAACACTTTTGGCCTTGAAATAAGATACAATATTACGCGCCATGAGCGGACGATACATGGTAACCTTGCCGAGGCCATTTGTAAAAGAAATTGACCGGACAATTTCAGAGGCGTAAGGAGTGGAATGATTCTTTCGGTTAAATCTAAGAGCCTTTTCCAAGTGCTCCTTCTTCCACAATGACGAAACAGAGACGCCCTTATAATTTGTTACATCGTGAAAATGCTTCATATACTTTTTCATGATCTTCATTCCGACTACATTTGTAGCCGAAATATTTGTAACATCGTCCTTCAACGGTTTTTTACAAAGACTTTGCCAATCCTTAACAATTTCCTCATCTGTATAGGTTTCATATAGAATGCCGTGAACCTCCAATTCGGTTGCTAAAGTTGGTAGCAACACTTCAAACTGTTCGTCTGATAAATCTTTCAAAGCGTTTTTCTTATTAATAATCCCTTGCATCATTGTATAATAATAGCAAAATCTTTTTATATCTGTTGATCAATTTTTTTATTTAATCATTTGCTCAGGCGCAAAATATTAAACTTACCATTTCAGTTTGGCTATTTTAATCAGGTCTTGAGATATAACATCTTTAGCTTGATTTTTCAACAGTTTCTTTTTATGCCATTTTGCAAATGTGTCTAAGAATATTTTGCGTGTAGGAAAAACAAGAGACACATCTCGTCTTACTTTTTTCCATAAAGCAACAACGCGTTTTGAACCATGAAATTGCTGAAAAGTGCGTATCAAACCAATTGCTTCGTCGCGCGTCTCCTCAATGTCTTGCAAATGTATTGCTTCATAAAATTCATTCACTTCTTCTTTCATCCATTCATATTGGAATACTTTATTTCCATCAACCGCTAGAGCCTTTTTTTCGTTATTCATGGTTCTGTAATTTATAACAGAGACCCAATCCGGTATTTTAACTTCCATTTAAAATATATATTATAGGTTTATTTTTATTTATATGCCAAGAGAGAAAGTCAAAAAATATATTTTTAACCTACTTAAAGACTTTACTACTCTTTGAGTTTATTTCTAAGATAATTATCATAATAAAACTTTCCAAACAAACCAATTATTCCAACTCCATAAGAAGCAAAAAATATGCAAATGTAATAATTAAACCACGTTTCTATTGGTGGTCTGTAAAAATAAAAGTTTGAGTATAGTAAAAAAAACTGCACTAATTGCAAAGAAGTTATATATTTTCTAATAAAACGAGCTTGTTTAATTTTTAATAGACACCCCAAATAATATGAATACATGATTGTATGAACAAATGAGTTCAACAAGGTAGCCATCCACACCATTTCAACCTTGTATAAATACATCAAATGCCAACTTAAAACGGCTCCTATATGATGGTATTTTTGAAGAAGGATGGGGGTTTTGCCGTTTAAATAAAGCAAAAACGTATCAAAAAATTCGTAGTATTTGGATAAGTAAAAATAATAAATCATAGTGTCAAATGCGGGGTTCTGAAAATAGTAATTAGATTGAAACACAATGCCGCGATTATATAAAATCTGCGATAATGACAAGAATGTCCAAGCACTAAACAAAATCAACGCCCCATTATGCGCAACCGATAAAAAATATAATAATGACGGATTGATTCGGAATTCTTTTGGATAACAAAAATAACCAGAAATCGCTACAAATGGCAAAACATGGCACGATAATTGCGTTAAGTTATTCATACTATTTAATATTACAAAGCGATGTTTATATAGATTTCAATATGATTTACCGGCCTTAATATATATTTCTAACCTACTTAAAGAACTTCATGAGCGATTGGTTTCCTTCTTTTTGATTATTGGTTTCTCTCAGGAACTCGTCAAATAGCAACGCCTTTACCTCTTTATTTTTCATTGACTCCAACTTGTCTTCAAACTTTTCTGGGTTTGTTGTCCTTTGCAAAGTCTCAACATCCCTTCTGAATTTCGTAATCTTTGATTTCTTATTCTGCATCTCCCAGATTTTCTCTAAGACAAGTGCAAACACTTGCTGCACCGGCTTCATAATTTGATTTGTAATATAAAACGAATAGTCTATCTTCAAATTGTTCTCTTTGATGTAAGTCGGTGTCTCAATTTTCTCGCCTTGTAGCGCCTTTTTGCTTGAATGATGGATATAGACAAACGGAATTCTGTCTCCTGAGCTCGGTTTATTTCCTGGGTCTCTGGCTGTAATTCTATCCGCTAGAACCTTGTGAGCAATTTGCTGTGGATTTTTATAGCCTGACCTGAGCGACTTTGTAATAACCAACTTATCCATCGGATATTTCTCATCCACAATGTTTTTCAAACAGGACTTCAAGAACTCGGTCGCTTGTTTAATGTCTTTTTGTTTCATCAAGATGTCAATAATTCCACCATAAATATCTTTTACAATGGGCGCATTATCTCTGCGCTTGAGAACAATTCCCATTTCTTTACGTTTACACTTATCAGGGTCGTGCTCATAAAGCATTCCCACATAACGCTTCTTGGAAAGCAGGCAAAATGGCATAAACGTCTTTTCATACTCAAGGTCGTGTGGATTCTTCAAGAAACTAGACGCTAAATTCCCAGCTTCTTGCGCCAATTCAATGGTAATTTCCAGAGCTTCTTTTCCTCTAATCGGAACACCTTCAGGCGTCTGTAAATTAAATGTGAAGAATATCGAGTCCGTATCTCCATATATGTATTCAGCTTTTGTTAGAACCTTTCCAAATTTAGACGTATCACAGATTCGGTTTCCATATGTATTTTCAATAATCTTTTTCGCATAAGTCAATAGCAATCTACCAGTGGCAGTCGTTGACGCTGCAATGTCTTTCTCATAAAATGTGCTGGTTCTTGCACCGCATTGACCGTAAAGAGAATTTGCAGTAACCTTGTAACCTAACTGACGCTTATCAAGCACATTTTTCATAAAGTCATCCGTCTGCTGCGGAATCAACTTCCTGGTTGTCTTTCTTGCAAGCAGCAACTCCTCCAAAATAGCAGGCATAATTGCTCTTGCATTATCAGGGAACTGAGCAAACCTGCAAATCTTATATCCTGACTTGATTTTTTCTGCTGCAGCCGAAGGCGTCTTTCTAACATACTTGAACGTGTCATAGGTAATGTCAACGTATTCGTAGTTGGGTAAATTGTCGTAAATGAAGTTTCCCTCAGCATCTGTTTCTCCAGTGGTTGTAATGAGTTCGCCCTTCAAATTATACTCCTTGGTCCACACTTTACTATCATGCGACAGATTCTCGCTCATCATTGAAGACGGATACAACGATGCATAATCCACGCACGCAACTGGATTGTCCAGATACAAGTCACACTTTGGATCAAGTACAATGGCACCCTCATACCCATCGTCACCGTCCAACTTTTCAAGAACAGGCATCAATGTGCGCTTTTCTCGGCATTTCTTTGCTACATAACTTGTAAGCTTAATGCCTTGACCTCTTAGGACCAGAAAGCTAATAGGAACACTGCAAATCTTGGCCATCTCAACAAATCCAGTTAATGTGTCCGACTTATTCAATAGATAATGAACGAGGTTACAATCTTGAATACAGTATTTCGCGATAACCGCGCGGTCATCATCTGTACCGTTGGTCATTCTGAAAATGTCTTTTGGCGTCACATCGTCCTTTGCCAAACACCATCTCACCTTTTTGCTAATATCTGGCGCAATGGCCCCCAACACAACAAACGATTTTTCTGCCTTATTTACAGATACAACTGAAAATTTGGCACCATCGCTATAATAATCAACCGAATGTCCAATCTCTTCAAAATGAACATAGCTTCCTACCAATAAACCTGTTAGATTTCCACTATACACCGTCGTTTTTGCAACTGAGGATTCAAGCGACTTCACGCAATCGCCGATGAAATGACCGGCAACATAATCCAACTTGTAAGACGTCAAGTTCTCTTCTCGTCGGAAGTAGTTATACAAATCAATTTGAACGCGACCATTCATTTTAATATATTTTAAATCATGTTGACCGCTAGCAATTTTAAGACTGGTTTCCTCCAACTTGTAACTGTTTGGATTAAATGGGTCCTCACCGCAAATCTCGTTCTTGTTTTTGGACAACTTCAAGAATTCTCGGAGACACCCTTTTTCTTGAGCGCGATTAAACATAAATGCATAATCAAAACCAAATATGTTGTATCCAATGACAATGTCTGGATTCTCTTTTTGAATTAGTGAAGTCCATGCAAGTAAAACTTCCCTTTCTGTTTTATAGGATTCAATTTCACAATTATCAACAGGAACTTTTCCACATGTGTTAAGAACAATGCAATGATTCAAATATGGGTCCTTTTCACCTGCTCTTAGAAATGTTGAGCCAATAAAAGTAACCTTGTCTCCTTCCAATTCTGGGAATGGATTTTTGCGAGAATTTCTATCTGACAACGAAACGTTAATTTGATTGAGCTTCTCCTCTCTTGTCAAAGATTTGTCGCACAAAATATCAGAAATTTTATATTTTTTTGTTTCGGATTTTTTTGATTTGCCTTTTGTTACAAATGACGCGGTGGCATCTTCTTCCTCGTCATTATTCATATTCTCAAACATTGATTCTATTCTCATTTGATTGCTAAGAGCATCATTAGATTTCTTTTCTAATGGAGTTTTAAGCCAAGAATCAATCATTTCCAAAACTTCGTCTTCAGATTTTGGCATTTGTTCTTTTTTGGGAAATACAAGGTCAATCATAATCATTGCCTTATCTTCTGTGTTAAATCCAAATGCCTTTCTAACAATCCTTCTCAAATCAACATCGCAAATCTCAGGCGTTAAGTCTGAAAATTTTTCAAAATGCTCAATGATGTTTGTAGCCAACTTCTTGTAAAATTTAATAGGGACTGGAAAATCTCCATGACTACTGCTGGCCTCAATATCAAAACTACAGATTTTATAAGGAACCGGAGTCTCCTTTTCGTTTAGTGGCAAAATATTTTTATACTCAATAGTAAACTCATATTTGCAACTGGTTTGTTTGTTCATTTTGACTTCAACCGTTTTCTTTTTTGGAAGAGCAACCCAACCAGAAGGACTAATCTCTTTGATATGAAAGAAACGCAGCAAAGGTGGAATATTTGCCTCATATAAGTACGTAGGAGTATCTGCATAAATCAATCCGGACTCAAGAAGTTTGCGGTCTGAATTATACCACAGATTTTTGGCCTTGTTAAATGCTTGCAAATTTGTAAATTCAAGTTTGATAAACTTGTGTTCTTTTCCGCCGTCAAAACCATACAGCTTCTTTCGTTTGATAATCTTGCATTCACTAATTGAGTTTTCATAATATTTTCCTAGTTTTTTTGTAATGTGTTGCAAGAATGCGGACTTTGTGTATTGCGTCCAACTGTCATCCACTTTTACATAAAAGAACGGTTTGAAATTTTCGGCAAGTATAGAACAAGACTCGCCTTTTTCGTTAATCCCAAACATTTGGATAACAAAATTGTTTGCGTCGGATTTAGCACCAGAATCCTCATCGCTGCCAGATTCCTCTTTGGCTTCACTCTTTTTATTATAAACGTTAAAATCATAAAGTCGGAAAACGTGTTCCATCTTGTTTAGTTGCTTGTGCAATGATATATTGAGAAATTTTTAAGTTCAATTTTTAATAGGAAAAATAGAGAATTAATAATATAATTATAGTATATAAGCATTATGGCAAGTGAACAACCACTTATATTAGTATTTGATACAGAAACAACAGGCCTTGGGACAGGAGGAGAGAGCAGCGTTACAGAAGCTTCCAATTTAGATAACTGGCCCATTATTGTTCAATTGGCATTTATTTTATACAATCCAGTTACTATGGAAATTGTTGCACAAAGTGAAGAAGGAAATGACATCATTAAGCTTAAAGAAAGCCAATACCCCATCCCTCAAGGATCCGTTGATGTTCACGGAGTAACCGATGAGAGATCTCGCACTCAAGGCCGACTTATTGAAGTTGCTATGGATGAATTTATTGCTGCTTATAACAGAACCAGCGCACTTGTAGCTCACAACACTCCTTATGATGTAAATGTTGTATGCGCCGAATTATTGCGCTTAATTGGTGACGCAGAAATAAGTGAAGCAAAAAAGGAAATGTATCGCGATGCTTACCGAAAATTGCGAGGACTTGACGCAGAATCTGCGCCTGAAGTTGTTGATACACAATACTTGGCAAAAGCAGACGCTAGAGTCTGGCCTTATAAATATGTAAGAGATGCTGACAAAAATGTTGTCGTTGACAAAGTAACAGCAGAAGATGGAAAAACTTATGATGTAAAAAGAAAGGAATATTTTGCAAAGGCTTATTCTCCAAAGAACCCAAATTTGGAAGAAGGACATATTGCTTTGTTTAATCAACAAATAAATGGTCGCACGCACAGTGCACTTGTTGATGTTGCAGGTTGTTTGCGTCTTTACATGGCAACCGCACCACAATATCACGTGGATATCTGCGCCCCTGAAAATAGCACTCCTAGCAATGTTGAATTATGTAGAATAATCAATCCAGGGCCACCATTGGCTCACAAAGTTCCCAAATTGATGCCTCTTGCAAAAGGGAAAAGGGGGGGCAGACGAACTAGAAAAAGAAAAACACAAAGAAAAAATAGACGATCTAGAATACGCTAATTAAAATTAAAATTAACTCGTTATAAAATTAAATAATGTAATAAGTTAATTAATATTTAATGACGATGTTTCATCGTTTTTCTGCCGTATTTGCAGTGTTGTCTTTGGGAGAACCCCTTGGGTCTTTTGCAGTTAATGCTTCGCTTGTATTTTAACGACCATTTTCCTCCTCTACGATTTGTTCTTCGTTTGCCACCGCGATGTCTATGTCTATGTTTACCTTCTTTTAATTTTGAATCAACCCACGCAGCAAATGATTCAGCGCTTCTATCTTTATCAGAAATGCTGGAATCCTCGTATTCCTCTACAGTTGGCGATTTAACATAACGCAAACATGGATATCCCATTGGCTCCGATCCAACTCCATTTAGACCACTGAAAAGTTTTTGATTTATTTGGGCAATAACAATATCGTCACTATTTAAGTGTTCTTTTTTTAAATACTTTTTCATATTCCTCCATTTTGGTTTAGTATCGTTGCACGGTCCGCAATTGTCCATGAATAAAAATAAAAATACATGCTTTCCAAATTTAACGTTGTCGTTGAAGTCACCTAACAAATTTTCATGATTTAATAACGTTGGGTCTATTATTATGAATGGGTTTTTTATATGCATTATAAAATAAAACTAGAAAATAAAAGTTGCATTATTTTTATTTATTTAATTTTATCGCACTCTAATATATATAATGAATACTCCGTTATACATATTAATTATTGTTGGTTTTTTAGCAGGAATCTATTATTGCGTTGCTACAAGACCATCTAAATTTATAGAAGGTTTAACTAATATTAGCAATCCTAGATGCCCTGACATTTTAGTTCAAAAAGGCAGCAGTTATTTTTTATACAACTCTAAAGTGGCTCAAGTCCCTGGAGTAAATCCAGTTGAATTTGAAAATTTAGAAGATTATGTGGAGTTTATGGATTGGCAACGCAGTCAAGGAATTCGTTGCCCAGTTTTATACTTGCAAAGCACATTTGATGCTCAAGGCAGTTCAGTTTATAAAATTCGTCCTAGCCCAACAGATTTGCAAGGCGGATTGCCGCCAACTATCCCAAGACCACCCAATCCTACATTATTAATTGATGCAACACGCAATGACCAACCTTATAATAAAAATTCTTACCCAGCTTATGACCAAACAGATTTTTACCAAGGAACAACTACACCTCTTGACCAAATGAACGCCGAACAAGAGAATTTATTATTTAGCCCTGACCCTATGGACGATAATTGGGGTGGCCAACAATATACGCAATCCCTTGTAGATAGTGGTTATTATGCTGGAAATGAAGTTAACATCCGAATTGCATAATAAAATATTTTGTTTTTATTATTTGCTAATTATAATATAATTAATGTTTAATTACTCGTTAATTGCATTATGCTTTTTAAATTTTTTATCGGTTTCTTTGCATTCATATCATACAAAATTATTTAATTCGGCAGTTGTTTCTTTTTTGCCTAATTTAAAACTTCATAATGTTGTAATGGTTAAAAAGGAAACAAAATTAAATAAATTCAAACAACATCGCAAACATTTGTCAAATGAAAAAAATAAATCTAACGACTTTTCCAATGTTTATGTTTTTGATTACACTCCAAAACAACAACCTGATGCTATTGGATACATTAAGATGTTTTTGGGATACAAGCTACCTGGAATTGTCCGCGTAATTTATATTGAAAAATCTAATGAAGAAAAATTAATTGAGGATTGGTATAAACTCGTAATGGAAAATCCAGATTACAAAAAATGCTTAAAAAAATTCGGCGACAAACGTGTAAATAATATCATAGAAAAATGGGACGCGCAGTTTAATGTTTATTCGCATAATTGCAAACATTTTAGCTGTTATTTTAGTAAAGAGATTGGCAAACTAAAAAATATTTAATTTTTAACTGGAATCAACATATTTCAACACATTGTTTAAGGAAGCCTTGGCTGCGTTTAGTTCATTTAACGTCTTAATTGCACTAATATTTTTATCTGCATTATCAGCAGTGACGTCCATATTTAACACCGTTTTTAACATGAGAGCATTAATGTAATCGTCCATTGAAAGAATAATATTTCCATACTCCTTAACATAATCTTTGTTGTTTAAAAGCAACGTGTCATTGTGTAATTGAGTTACTTGATTCTTTAATGTTGTTGCATAATTTGAAGCAGACGCACCGACACCGTTGGCACTTGATGAACTTGTTGGATTTGTTAAACCTTCCATAACATTCATGTGCAATCTCATTGATTTTGCCACTAAATATACTAAAAATCCGATGATGACAACGATTCCTATAAGTTTGATCAAATCTTCGTTCATTTATATAATAAATATACTATATTATAGTATATTTATTTTATTATAAGCCCTTTTTGGAAAAATGACAGTGAATAATTCAGCTATGTCCACCGGTACCCCAAAAGTATAGATGCTAACAAAAATTGTTTATAGAAAATATAAAAATATTAGCAAACTGGTGCGATATTTATTTTTACTTTAATAAAATTATTTTCAGCCATTTAATGGTAAATACCATGAAAATGAAGCATTTATTTTAGAATCTATTTCAATAGCCCAAAAGTCTTGGCCTGTTGGCTGCTGCACTGGCCCTGGCCCTGGCCCTGCCCCTGACCCTGACCCTGGCCCTGCCCCTGCCCCTGCCCCTGCCTCTGCCCCTGCCCCTGGCCCGCCTGGCCCACCTTGCCCGCCATCGCCAGAAATAAATTTTACGCCTTTCTCAGTGTTAAGACCGCTTATGTCAATAAAACGATTAATAAATGTCTCTTTTTTAACTATTTCTCTAGTTGTTTCGTCAACGTACCTGCTGTTTAATAAATTTGTTCCTGTCATTCTCATATTTTCATTATTTCCGTACAATGGACCATGTACGGCAAGCGCGCCATTTTCATTAACAATCTTTATAATTTTTCTTTCAACAAATACTCTTAATTGATAAGTCCTTAACACATAGTCGCCTCGCCCCGGCTTCCCATTGTAGATTTCTCTATTCCATCTAATAACATTATTATTCTTTGGTTGTATACGTATTTTAATATATTCGCATTCATCTTTATTCCAATTTGCAATAATATCTGCAATGGGATGTCTAAATTTTGTTAATAATTCTATAGTTTTTTTGGTTGGTTCTATTATATAAATTGATGATGGTGCGATCGTGCAACCATCTCTTCCTCCAGTAGCGAAGAAAAATCTCCTGCATTCTGCATTATTAAGCTCAGGTTTCTTTAGTGTTTTACTGTATACGTATCCATTACCCTTATCCTTTCTACCGAAATTAGGAAATCCAGTTAGGTTCCTACCATCTCCGAGAACATTCGCATCCCACTCCTCATCCCAGACTGACGTATTGTGTGCACTACGTCTAGCAGGAAATCTTGATAAACTAATTAATGGATGATTGTTTCTGATTTTTTTTTCTAGATGATAATTAGCATAAAAATTCTTTAATAGTACATTATTTGGAACGCTGATTGGTCCTTTAACAATAAATCCGGCGTCTTTTACTACTTTTACAATAGTATTGCACGTTTCGTCCATTATTTCGTAGTTTGTTTTGCTTGTTAACGGATAATCTCTATTATTGGTAATAATGCATTTATTCCTATATTTTAATTTAACTCTAATGTCTCCAAAGTATTGGCGACCGTCGCGATCTGTGCCCTCCAACTTTATTTTGCCAATATTTCTTTCAAAGAAATTTTTCATAACCTCAGTTCCATCTGCATTAGGGTTTTTTTCTGAATACTTCTCTTCTGTCATATACATGTTGTAGGCCGCGTTGTATGCGGCATTATACATTTTTTTGTCGATATTCATATTAATTATTGCATTATTTGCCTCTTTAAATGCCTTTCTAACTGCTTGATCATAATTATAAAATCTGATTAACTCAAAATTAAAATCATTTTTATCTAAATCATTTAACACAGAATTTACCGCTGCATATATGATTGCAACTATAGTTGCCTTTCTTTTTACAGTTTCATCTCGTTTTTCGCCATTTTCATATAATTGTTTGGCGGTTTTTTTGTATTCATTTACAGTTTCATTGTATAAATTGCTGAAACTTGGATTTTGACCATTACTCGTGGATTTTTGGGGATAACAAATTCTTTTTCTATTACTAAAATAAATTAATAAGTTTAAGTCAATCTTGTTTGTTTTAAATACATTTTTCACTATCTTGTCACCCTCTCTAATGACTTTTGTGTCTGGAATTAAACCCACGCCGTCTACATAATTAGTTATTTTTGCGCTTCCTGCATATAAAAATATATTACCAAAATTGTTGTCAGTCCAATGTTTATGTTTAGGAGACGACATAATTTCTATGCATCTATTTATATAACAATTGTAAAAATTAAATGTTCCAAATTTGCGCAATTTAATATTTGGCGAAAAATTAATGCGTTTAAGATTTTTACACCCACTAAAGACACCAACCCCAATATTTCTAACTGTTTCAGGAATACTAATTTCCTCCACCAAAGTATTATAAAATGCATAGTCTCCAATATTAGCAACACCGTAAGGAACTGTAAATTGTGTTGTTAATTTGGTACCTTCGTGCAGAGATATGTACCGCAACAACGTTGACTTATCTTTATTAAATATTGCGTTATTTTCAGAAGAAAAATGTTTATTTCGTTTGTCAACTTTTACAACGCCATAAAAAGAATCAAACGCAGTTTCACTAATAATATTTACGCTCTTTGAAATTATTATTTTTGTTGGAATTTCTTTAAAAATACCAAAACCGCGGATATGCCTACCGTACTTATTAAGTTCTTTTATATTCAGGACTCTACATTCGTCTGCAAATTTGTATTTCTTTGCATTTGATAAATTTTTAAACAAATAACTAGATAATTTATTTAGATGTTTAGGGGTTTTTAAAGTTAAATTTCCACTAATACATAAAAGATCAAGAGCAGAATCTCCAATACTTCTTAAATTGGGTGGCATCTCAATAATTGATTTAAAGTATCCGCCGATTATCTTTTCAGTTCTTGGAAATGCAAAACTACCAAACCTTGTAATATGATCCCACAATAATTTACCTGGATGATTTGGTACTTCTAAATTATTTCCCCCAATAAATTCTTTTCTTTTTTTATTAAACAACAAAGGTACCCCTTTTAATAATTTGGTATAATCTTTGCTAAAAAGCATTCCGTTTAATGAAGCAAATTTAGTATTTTCTTCACTAACATGAAAATAAACGTTTGGACATCTTTTGAATGCTGTATCATAAATTTTATTTACATTCTTACCGATATAAACGTCTTTTAGATTTTCGCAATTGTAAAAGGCAAATGGTGAAATTCTTAATAGAGTATCTGGAAACCTAATAGAATGTATGTATTTATTATTATTAAAGTTATTTCTAACTACACAATATTTTCCCAAAAGAGTTAAATTGAATGGTCTCTTAGGAAATTTTGGAAGATAATATTTTGGGTCTTTACCAACAGTAAACGCAATGTTTTTAACAGAATCATTCGCACACATTGGTGCAAGGGAATCATTCGCAGAAATTGTTGCAAGAGAATCATTCGCAGAAATTGTTGCAAGAGAATCATTTGCAGACATTGTTGCAACAGACGGCATTAGCTGTTCTTTATTTAATTTGGCCATTCTATAACTTTGAATCCATTTAACTAATTCATTTCTTTGCACGTTTAAAACTCCTTCTTTGGAATTAATTAAATCGCGCATTTGAGCAGATGAAACTAAAACGTGGTTTGACATAGTATTAATATAGCATAATAAAATATAATATAAGTATAATTATTATATTATAAGTATAATTATTATATTATATGTTGGAGGCGCAGCAAGACTCGCACTTGCTGTATGTTTGAATTGTCCCGCAATCTCAATATTGCAAATGCAAGCGGCCACCGACTTCCCTCGGTGGAAAATTCTAAATTTCCGGTTTTTAACCGGTGGTGGACTTCCACCATTAAACACGATCTCATGCAATTTAACCTGACGATCGGATATTGCGGTGCTCCGGCAATACTGCCCTTGCAGTGCTCTGTATCGGTTTAAAAAATTTCACAACTCTTCACACGCTATCCGGGAGGATAGACTAACCACTATGGGCGCCCCATTTATCTTTATTGAAAAATAAATGGGGCTTACATATTATTTAAAATTTTATATATTATTGGGGAAGATTGGATTCTAACCAATGACCTCCATGTCTTTCACATGGTGCTCTAACAACTGAGCTACTTCCCCCATTTATCTTTACTGAAAAATAAATGGGGGCTTACATATTATTCAAAGAAAAAATTTTTTAAATCAGTCCTAAATTAAAAATTTCTTTAATTTAACCCTTTAAAAATTTTATAATATTGGCAATCGCAGTTTTATTAATTCTGCGTGATTGTCCTTTGGCATTTGTATAGCTGATGTCTTTTAAACAGGTTTCAGATTCATTAATTTTTGCAACTAGATTTTGAATTGTTTTAAACTCTTTCATAACCGCAATTGCACTTGTAGAACTAATTCCAGGAATTTGACACAACATAATCTCACCAATATTTTCAGGAGTAATATTCTCCTTCTTAACCTTTTTAATAACATTGCAATAATACTCTTCTTTCTCCGGTTGTTCTAAGGCAATTTTGGTTTGTTGTTCTTCGTTTGCGAGAGAAAAAGCATTGGTATTACTATTATTGTTTATATTTGAATAAAATCCTTGTTTATCTGCAGATTTGTTTAATTTATAAGCCATGTTGCAAATTATAAGCGCCGACTCTTCTATACTCATGCTTCGCAAAACCGAAAAACCCTTGTAATAGTTTAGAGAAAACATGGCAGAATATAAAGTGGTCTTATCCACGCGGTCTTTGAAAGAGTTAAACGACGAAGAGCTAGTTTTTGTAAGGTCTCCTTCAATTAAATACATAATATTATGATTGTGATGAGGGAGACCATTTAATCTGTAACTTTGTTCTTCATAGCGGCCATCTTTTATGCTAGACGATAAATCTCCTAAACTTTTTCTCTCAATGATAATCTTATCCAAGTCATTTTTAGACAAGATGACATCACCAAGAGGAAGTGCTTCAACTACAATTTTTAATTCTTTATAAATAGGACCAGTTTCTATAAAATGTTTGCATAAACGTAGTAGCTCATGTTCGCGATTATCAATCTTAATAATCATTTAATAAGTAAAGCATTAAGTTATTAAATGATTTTGTTATAATATTATATTTTTACATCATAGGATTACTGTAATATCCATTTCTTCTGTATTGCACAGGGTTTCTCGTTGACTTGCCCAACGCAAAGAAAATGCTGGGTTGTGTTTGAGGAGCTCTGTAAGTGTAATGGTTGCCTATGTTGTAAACGCTCATGTAAGGCGATCCAGTCCACATACCAGCTTTTTTATTGCCGCCAATAGAACCTCCACTTTGAATTCCTCTGTTTGTAGTAACGTCAACGTAACGACCGCGTCCGAACTGTGTTTGCATGCCTACCATTTATATATACCCTAAATATTTTATTTTTATTTAATGGGAGGAAATAATATTTATATAAATGGTTTAAATGTATAATAATAATAATACATAATGGAAGAGAAACCCTTTGAAAAGAATATTCTTCATGATGATGACATTATAAGCGGAGAAGATGGATTGATTTTTAACCCATATAATCCCCTAAATGTGGAGATTACATTGAATGACGTTCAATTTATTCTCACTAAATATGGCGTTCCTGGAATGGTAAACAATATTGAATTGTATAAAAGAGCTTTTGTTCATCGTTCTTATACTAAACGCCCTCAACTAGAAAATCTTTCGCAAAACATTACCATTGTAGAAAGGCCACCTGACTGCATGACATTGAAAACAAAGTCTAATGAACGTCTAGAGTTTTTAGGTGACGGAGTTCTTGAGCTTATCACAAAATACTATTTGTATAGAAGATTTCCTAAAGAAAATGAAGGATTTATGACTGAAAAAAAAATTGCCATAGTTAAAAATGAAGCTATTGGAAAAATTGCCATGGAAATGCATCTTAATAAATGGCTCATTTTGTCAAAACATGCTGAGGAGAAAAAAATTAGAACAAATTTAAAGAAGCTTGGATGTCTTTTTGAATCGTTTTTAGGAGCTTTGTTTTTAGATTTCAATAAAATTTCCGTAAAAGATGAAGAAGGGTGGTTTCAAGATGTATTTGTCACCGGTCCAGGCTTCCAAATAGCTCAAAAGTTTGTTGAGAACGTTTTTGAAAAACACATAGACTGGATTGCTCTTATTCAAAATGATGATAATTATAAAAATATTTTGCAAGTTAAAATTCAAAAGGAATTCAAGGTGACTCCACATTATTTAGAAATTGAACACGACATTGAAAATGGATATAAAATGGGCGTGTACTTGTGCATTGGTCAACCTATACATTCTGTAAGTATACATAATGCAACGCACATTGACCACGTAAAAACATTTAAAGAAATCCAAGAATGGATTGTTAAGTATGGAAAAGTTTTAATTTTTCTAGGCGAGGGGCAACACAAAATTAAAAGGAAGGCCGAACAAATTGCTTGCAGCGAAGCTTTGCAAAAAATTAACGCTTATTCCACATAAAGTTTTATATATTTACTTTATATAAGCAATGAATCCTTTAGAATCATTAAAAGTAAAATTAAGAATAAAACCAGTTGTTGAAGAGCATGAAAAAGTTGCCGTTGTTGTTCCTGTTCCAACTGCTCCAGAAAAAGTGGAATTAAGTAAGGTAACTATAGTTGATGAGCGCGGAACTGACACTGGATTTAATAGAGAAACATTGTTAACTAAATTAAAAGAAAGCAAATTAAATAAAACTGTTTTAAAACCAACCATGAAGTTAAGCGCAGTTCAAGAAGAACAAGAAAAAGAAGAACCTCAGAAGAAAAAGGCGAAGAAAATTACTAAAAAAATTTTATTCCAATTGCAAGAAGAAGGCATTCCTATTATTAAAGGTCAGGAAGAGGAAGAAGGAAAAGAAGGTCAGGAACAAGCCGAAGTAAAGGAGGAAATTATTGAAGAAGTAGGTGCCAAAAAACGCCGCACTAAGCGTCCCACAAAAGGCGTAGTGCTTGTTCCTCAAGAAGAGTGGGTTGATATTGATAAGGTTGAAACCATAACTCGGTTGCCTCTAAAAAAACCTCACGTAAACATTAAGGTTTCCAGTTATTTTATGAATAACCGAGAGAAATTTGTCAACTTTATTAATTCAATGTTTAGTACATATCGCAATGAAGTTATGGACGAAACCTCTGAAATATCGTGTGATAATATTGGTCAAAATTCTGTTGGAGAATTTTCTCTGTTGACTCATCAAAAATTAGTTAGAGATTATTTGAATCTTTACACACCTTATCGCGGACTTTTGCTTTTTCATGGATTGGGTAGCGGCAAAACAAATAGTTCAATAGCCATTGCAGAGGGTTTTAAGAGTAATAAAAAAGTTATTGTTATGACTCCGGCATCTTTAAGAAGGAATTATATAGAAGAAATTAAACGTTACGGTGAACCAATTTATAAGAAGAATCAGTATTGGCAATGGATTTCAACTAGAGATCATCCTGAAGCAATTGATACATTATCAAGTGTCCTCAATTTATCCATTGAATACATTAACCGAAAAAAAGGAGCGTGGTTAATAAATACAACAAAACCAAGTAATTATGACAATTTGGAGCCAGCCGAAATTAAAAGCTTAGACGATCAACTTGATGAAATGATTCAATATAAGTATAAGTTTATTAATTATAACGGTTTGCGCAGAGATAAATTGAAAGATATGACAAACAACTTTGAAACAAATATATTTGATGATGCCGTTGTTGTTATTGATGAAGCTCACAACTTTATTAGTAGAATTGTAAATAAGATTGCAAAAGAAAAAGAAATTCCTGTAGATAGAACTGGAAAAAAAGAAAGAGTTCCTTATTCATTGGCACTCATTTTATATGACTTGTTATTGAGCGCAAAAAATGCTAGAATTGTTTTGTTATCAGGAACGCCAATTATTAACTACCCTAACGAAATTGGAATACTTTTCAATATTTTGCGCGGTTATATAAAAACGTGGGAGATTCCACTTGATGTCCGTTCAGGGCAAGTTGTCGGAAAAGAAAAGTTACAGGAGATCTTCACGAGAGAAAAAGTGTTAGATTATTTGGATTATTCCAAGGACAAAGTTCTAACCATCACTAGAAACCCTTTTGGATTTGAAAATAAAGTAAAAGAAGACACTGGTTATCAAGGCGTCACCAATAAGAAGAAGGAATATAAAGACGATAAAAGAAAATTACATATTGAAGAACGCGGAACTATTAGTGACGCTGATTTTGAACGCAAGATTATTAGTATATTGGAGAATTCTGGTGTAAGTGTTAATACGTCTGGAATTAAAATTACTTACCAAAAGGCATTGCCTGACAAATTTGACGATTTTGTTGAAATGTTTATTAAAGCCGATTCCGGTGAAACTAAAAATATGGAATTGTTCAAGCGCCGTATTATTGGTTTAACATCTTATTTTAGAAGTGCGCAAGAATCACTTATGCCTAAATATGAGAAGCTTACAGATTTTCATGTTATTAAAATACCAATGAGTGATTATCAATTCACTATTTATGAAGCCGCTCGCGCCCAAGAAAGAAAACAAGAAAAAAACTCTAAGAAAAAAAAGGGTTTAATGGATGAGAATGGTATTTATAAAGATCCAACTTCAACATATCGTATTTTTTCGCGTTTATATTGCAATTTTGTTATGCCAAAACCTCCAGGCCGTCCTCTTCCAAAAGAAGAACGCGAAGAGGCTACACAGTTAGAAAATGTATATGAAGAAGCTTTAAAAGAAACCTCTAAGAAAGGAACAAATGATTTGGAAGGAGAAGCCTGGGATGGTGAAATTGAAGGAGACGAAGCAATTGAAAAATTGGCAGACGCAACTTATGAAAAACGCATTCAACGCGCCATTGAATTTTTAAAAGAACATGAAAGTACTGTATTATCTCCAGAAGGCCTGCAAAAATACAGTCCAAAATATTTGAACATACTAGAGAATATTCAAGACCCTGAGCATCGCGGTTTACATTTGGTTTACAGTCAATTTAGAACCCTTGAAGGCATTGGTATATTTAAGATGGTTTTAGAAGCAAATGGATTTACACAATTTAAAATTAAAAAAGACGCAAGCGGTGTTTGGGAATTGAACATTGGTGACGAAGACAGAGGAAAGCCCACGTTTGCTTTATATACTGGCACAGAATCGGCGGAAGAAAAAGAAATTATTCGCAACATTTATAACAGTGATTGGGATGTAAAATCTCCCATAACGGCCGAGTTAAAACAAATTGCACATAACAATCACATGGGTGAAATTATTAAAGTTTTAATGATTACTGCGTCTGGTTCAGAAGGAATTAACTTGAAAAGCACACGCTACGTGCATATTATGGAACCATATTGGCATCCTACTCGCGTTGACCAAGTTGTTGGCAGAGCTCGCCGCATTTGTAGTCATAAAAATTTGCCAGAGGCACTTCAAACAGTTGAAGTGTTTCTCTATTTGATGACATTCACTAAAAAGCAAATTGATAGTGGTGAATCTATAGAGTTAAAAAGAATGGACAAGAGTAAAAGAGTCTATAAGATTCATGTAGAGGGAAAAGAGGATAAGGAGGAACATATACCATTAACCAGTGACGAAGCTTTGTTTGAAATTTCAACTATTAAAGAGGACGTGAGCTCTAAGATAATAACCGCTATTAAAGAGGCGTCTATTGATTGTGCTGTTTACTCAAGACGCGGAACAAAAGAGCAGTTAACTTGTTTGCAATTTGGCGAACCATCCTCTACTGCATTTTCGTACATTCCTAATTACAAAAAAGAAGAACCTGACACTGTGTCAAAAATAAATAAAAAACCAATTGAATGGCGCGGAAAACCATATGAATTTCGTGGAAAAAAATATATTTATCGTAAAATGGAAAAAAATCGTGGAAATTTATATGACTGGGATAGTTATCATAGAGCTTTGGAGAATCCCCAGGTAGAACCAATTTTGATTGCAACTGCGGAAAAAACCCAAGCAGGAGTTGTTATTAGACAGATTTAATGTTTATTTTATTTTAATTCTCTTGGATTTGATACCACTTGGGCTTTTCTCTCCTTCTCCATGAAGCTATTTTTTGTTTTTCTGGCGTTTGATAATATCTGCGATATGCTTCAACTGCGTCTTCACATTTGCATTCTACCGGCATTGCCTGAGCAAATGGTGTCAAGCCTGATTGAGGAAACTTGTTTGCATCTGGAGCAAATTCCCTCAAATATTTTGCTACTATATATGACTTGTGCATTTTTTCTGGTGGATGATTATAACGATATTTCCATTCATTGTGCATTGCATCAATCAAGTTTAACGCCCACATGTAATTTTCTAGTGATGCGCGCATCCAAATGGTAACTGGATGATTTTTATGCGCAATTTTATATAATTTAATTTTGGAACCAATTTCATTTTCAACATCAACAATTTGTATGGCAGTACAAAGCATCTGAACTGCTTCCAAAAGAATCTTGCTAACATGTTTATCAAACATTGCCTCGGCGCATTCTGCAAAATTCAAAGAGAGAATAAATAGATTCATATTTAAAGGTGGTTGATTGATCGCGGTGATTACTTGTTTGACATAATTAAAAAACTTATTTTAGTTTCAATTTTTTTGTAATTTGAAACTAAATTATTCTGCTGGCTGAACATTTCTTGATGTTAAACATGACAACACAATAATTGCTACCATGCTTAGACGTCTCATTCTGTTATATTTTTCGTAATATTCATCAGGTTTTGATAATATGTAAAGTTTTTCAAGTCGTTCTTTTTCTGTTTCATTTGTTTTGTTATAAATAATTGCTAAACAGGTTAGAAATGATATAACAAATACTTCTGCTGGAATGTTTGTATAATGATTGGCAATTTTATTATTTAATTCTGATATAACTGCATCCATGCTAAATGTCTCTCTATAAGTTGTTCTAACAATTGCAGATATTGATGCTATTTTTGTTTGGTCCAGCTCAATTGTTTCATAAAGAGGTGTATTTTTGTATAAGGAAACTGTGGGTTTTAATGGGCGCTTTTTTACAACACTATATGTTTGATTTTCGTCGTAATATTCTTGCATATTTTCCCAAACAACCTCCCCATCGTCCCACGTTATTTCCTTTACTTTGGTTATTTCATTTGTTTTGCTAATTTTTATTGGACGTTCATTTGTATGTTTAAATGGTGACCAAAACCCAGTAACTTTGGAAATATTTGAACTTAATAGTAAATGCATTAATAACGCTCTTAAAACTCTCATACTTGTTTGTTATTATTTGTCTTTATAATTTTTATTGCAAAATTAATCAATTTTTATTTTGCTTATAATAGATAAAATTGTATTTATTTTTTCATCTAAATTGTTTATGCGTTCGTGCATAATTTTTAATTCCTCTTTTATATCTAGTTGCTGTTTTTGTGGTTCTTTTGCTGGCTTTAATTTTGAAAATATGTCATTTTGCAAAGGTTTGTTTGTGGGGTCAATTTCTTGAATGTCCAAGTTAATTCCATTTAAGTCTCTTGTCGTAGATTCATATTCCAAATTTTGGCCCCAAGTTACAGTTTTTTCTGTTTTTTCTAATACTGGACCAATTTGTATTAACTTTGGCGTTTGCTGGTTAACGTATTGATATTGCAATTGTTTTTGTTCCATTTTAACTTTGGAATTTTCAGAATCCTGTATTTTTTCACTTTTAAGAGATGTTTCTGTTGGTTTTAACCATTTCTCAATTTCATTTTTATTCACACTTTTATGAATATTTTCTATATCAAAATTTCGTTGAGCTAAGGTCCTCGCAATTAGTTCATCCATGGCACCTCCAATCGGTTTATCTAATTCAGCATCGCCAAATTTCGGAGCTTCTGGAACAGGAACTGACATTGAGTTCATAAAGTCGTTTTTCTTTTCCGCGAGAGATTTTTCAAACGCACTAAGTCTCTCACTGTGCAAGTCTTCTATAGTGAAATTGGTTGGTTCTTTGTTAGAAATGTTTATTTTTTGTTGTTGTTGAAGTTGTTGTGGTTGTTGTTTAAAACTTGTCATGATTTGACCAATAAATTTTTTATTCATTTGCATTAAATTTTGTTGCACCTTTTTCTCTCTTTCAAAGAATGCTCTAGCTTGATTTATAAAAAAATTTCTTGCATGAGTGACCTTTTCTTGAGAATTTAAATGTTCCTTTATATCGTCTAAAATTATTTCCCAAAGCATTTCAATATTCTCTCTTGTAATGAAAGCTATGTTTATTTGTGCGTTAGACATTTCTCAATTGTATATAATTAATAGCAAAATATTATTTATATACTTTTGCGTGTTATTACAGTTCCTTATTAAAATAAACCTTCCTAAATTGCTCCATATATTTATCATCTAATATATGCGTTTTAAAGTAGGTGCTGTCATGACGATCTTCCAACATATGTGCAATAAAATACAAAGAATAAATGCCACATTCAGTGTCTCCGTATTGATGTTCAACTGGATAATTCTGGTCAAATTTAAAAGTAATTGGAATTTTCAACTGTTTTCCTTGTTTAATAATGCGATTGACCAATTTCATCACATGTTTTGGTGCTTTGTCCCCAGCGCTATCAAAGAAAAAAATCTCCCCCTTTTTAATATTGACAAACATTGATACCCAATGCGATCCTCCTTTATAATGTGGATCCAAGTTAAATATCATTCCTATTTTAAAACGTTTATTTTTTATTTCATCTTCAATGTTGAAATGGCACAGCTCCTCCCAAACGCATTCTCCGTATAATTTATGCGTGTCAAAATCAATTGGCGATGGACCAATAAAATCAAAGCACTTATATTTAATTTCATATTGTTTCATTACGTCTAATATATCGGTGCTTGACAACCATTCATTTGGATTTTTGCTCCACTCCTTGGGAGATACTGGTGCGAAAGACGAATTCAACTCTTTATCTAATTTTCCATCAACAAACTTTTGTTTTAACCAACACGATTCTTTATTGCAAACTCCTCTTAGCTTGCTATTCAACTGCGTCCAAATATCTTTTGCGTCATTTGATTCAATTTTAGAATCTGCGTGACGAGCATTCCACAAATCTTTTAATTTATACAAGGTTTCGTCTTCTAAACAAGTGTATTTTTTATCTGCTGTCTGTGGACTACATCTCAATTTTACTGTTTTTAATTCCTTCATCATTTTTTCTCTAAATAAATGGTTTCTTCTTGTAGTTTGATGCTTCTGTTTCTTTGACAAAGATATTTTTTTTTGCGTATTTTTAAGATGTTTCTTTTGTTTCGTCTGTTTCTTTTTTCTCTGAGGGTTTCTCATATTTATTATTGATATTATTCTTTTTACGAATACCTTTATTTTTAAACACTGGATCTTTCAAATTTATATCTTTTTGTAGTGGAATAATTGGGGGATTTTTGCATATTTTTGCAGTTGTTCGTTTAACTAGTTTTTCAAGAGCATTCGGTTCGGTTATTTTAATAGAACGCATCAATAATTTATTTAATTCTGCTTGTTCGCTTTCTGATAGAGTGTTACTTTCTGATGCAGCGTTATTAACAAATTCTTTGTAGTCGGACTGAATTATATCTGTTTTATCTAAAGCTTTAAAATATTCAACGCAAACTTTGGCGTATAAATCAAACGCTGACGCAACATCTGGAAACATCATCTCCGGTTTTTCATTATTTAATAATTGTTTTGTTAAATCAAAGATGCGTCTCTTATAAAAGCGTTTTTCCCTTTTATTGATGATTTTATTATTTGAATTTTCTTGTCCTTGTTTAAAGTATTTTTCGTATTGCGCTTTGTTCATTAAACATTCTAAAGTTAAATTTGATATTATATTTTCCGATATCATTTATTATATTTTAAAGAAAACGCTTATGCCTTTTAATTTGTTTATTATATTTTTTATTTTTTATTTTTTCCACATGAACTATTTGGCGTTAAATCTTTAAGCTGCTGTCTAGTGCAATTTTGAAATAAACCTTGGCCAATATTCTCAGGATTTGGGTTAAAGGAATTAAAATGTTCATTTTGAAATAAGCCAGGAAACGGCTGTTGCAAATTGCCATTATTGTTTTTGAAATTAAATTTATATAAATCACTATTTGAACTTGGAACGTATACAGATTGGCTGCACGATTGAAGCGCGTAAATTTGATTTCTTAATTCAGATTCAGTGTTAATGTTTGTTGCAAATCCAGACCAAGGGGATTGTGTATTTCCTGGATTAAACACTTCGGTTGTACTATAAACCGGCTGTTGAACCAATGGCGTTTTAATTGGAGCTCTAGGATCCACAATGGGCATAATAGAATATTTTGTCATAACAGGCCTAACACTTAAATAAGGCTGCAATACATGAGATGGAATATTTCTATCATATATGCGCGTATTAATAGAATTTGTTATTTGAGATGCACATTCTCTTGACCCTTGTTGAGTTGTCATTAATATACTGAAATATAATTTATTTTAACATTACTACACTTTTCTAAATGTATAAAATCAATATAAAGAAAAATGGCCTTAATTAATAAGGAAACTACATGTGTGGAATATTTGCATTATTAAACAATGACAACTTGTTTCAACAAAAATTTATTAATGACAAA